TACCTTCCTGCCGCGCGAATTCCAGCGACACTTCCTCGGCAAGCCAGGCCTCGATGTCCACTTCCGCGTCATCCATCAGACCCTGCGAGGCTGCGGGGTTGGCGTAGAGTTCCCCGAGCGGGAAGGCGAGGCTCGCCAGCGTCGGGGTGGCGGTCTCGGGGCGCGCGGCCTGTTCACCCACCCAACCGGACCCGGTCACACGGTCAGAGAAGACCTTGCTGAAGCCGGCCGAGCTGATCACTTGAACCGAGGCTTCCTCGCGGATCATCGAGACCTGCTTGAGCTTCTGGCCGATCGTCCGATCCCATTCGACCGGGGCAAGGAAACCGCCCTCGCCGTCGGTCTTGGTGGCCTGAGCCTTGACCTCGTTGAGCCGCTGGCTTTCGACACCGTTGCGGAAATAGGCGCGGAACTGGTCCGTGTATTCCGGGTCGCGCACCTGATCACCGCCGCCCAGCTGGGCCGAGGCAAGGTCCGCCATCGCCTTGTCGAGTGCGGCTTCGATCCGGGTCACGTCGGCGTTGATGCGCTCGACGTGCTCGTTGAGCACGGTGTCCGACACGCGCGACTTGAGCTCTTCCTCGTGCTTTTCCTTGAAAGCGGAAAAGGCGACGTTGAGCTGCTCGATCAGAGCCTTGGGGTCGCTCGCGTCAGCGCGCGGGCGGGCGTGGAGCGCGGCGGGGCACGCAGCGGCGTGGGCCGCCAGCGAAGCGCCGGCGAGCAGTGCAATCTTCTTCATGTTGTTCTCCGAGGTCAGCCCATCATCTGGGCGAGGAGACTGGCAGCACCTTGCGTCCAGTCGGGTTCGGCAGCGCCCGGCGTGCCGGCAGGGGCAGCGCCAGGCGTGCCCTTGATCTTGTTGATCCGTGCGCGCGCCTCGCTCCGGGTCGCCCCGGCCGAGACCAGCGAAAGTTCCATTGCGCGCAGATCGTTGACAGCGCGGTCGGATGCCTGCGCATTCTCGTCGACCACCATCTGGTCAGCGGAAAGCAGAGCATCGGCAAAGCCGCGCTCGATCGCCATGCTGCCGCTCATATAGGTTTCGGCATCCATCCAGCCCTCGATGGCGGCTGCATCCCGGCCGGTGCGCGCGGCGTAAAGATCGACCATCGCGCGGTCGAACGGTTCGAGCCATGCCGCGATTTCGGCAAAGTCGTTGCGGTTTCCGGCGGCGAGCACCCAGCAATTGTGGATCATCATGAAGCTGGCAGCACCGATCTCGATCGTGTCGCCCGCCATCGCAATGACGCTGGCCGCGCTGGCGGCCATCCCCATAACCTTGACGGTCACCGGCTGCTGGTGCTCGCGAAGCACGTTGTAGATCGCGATGCCTTCGAACATGTCGCCGCCGGGCGAGTTGATCTGCACTTCAACAGGGCGGTCACCAATGGCGCGCAGCTGGGCGGCCACGCCCTTTGCTGTGATACCGCCCCCAGTCCACCAATCCTCGCCGATAACGTCGAACATCGTGATGGTCGCGTCGCCTTGGGCAAGCGCGCGGACACCGGCGGCCTCTTCGCCCCACTTGTCCAGCACGGCCGGGCGTGTCAGCGCCTGCGCGCGCCGGTCCATCGGAACAGGCAGGGCGCCGGGGCGGGCACCCGCCATAGCGAAGATGCGGTGGTTACGATGCATTGGTGTTGTCCTCCTGGACCCAGGCCGGACGCTGTCCCGCCGGGTGATCCATCCGGTTCATGTCCATCTTTTCGCGCGCCTCATCGGGCAGCATGAAACCACCCTGACCCGGTCCGCCGATGGCCTTGCTCAGGAATTCGGCCTGATCTTTCAGAGAGCCGCGCAGCAGTGCGGCCTCGTTGAACTTCAGGTAATGCGTCTCGCGCTCGGCATCGGTCAGCAGCGCCGCAGCACCCGCTTCTTCCCAGGCGTTGAACCAGGGCAGCAAGCAGTAGGTTACAAAAAACAGCCCGAGCTGCTCGATCCCGCTGCCCCAGCTGGTTTCGTCGAACATCAGCAACGGACGCGGAACACCTGTGAAACGGGAAACTTCCTCGGCCTGGTACTGCCGCTGGGCGAGGCCTTCAGCATCTTTCCCGGTCGCGCCGAGCGGTTTGGCCTCCAGACCTTCCTCCGCGACGATCCATCGCCCACGGTTCTCTACGCCCGAAAACTTTTCTTCGAACTGCGCCCGGAGCCGCGCTTGCGCCTCCATCGACAGCGCCCCGGGATGCTGCAAAACGCCCCCCACATAGCTGCCGTTGCGCAGCATGCGCGCAGCTGCCTCATCGCTGATGTTGGCGAGGCCGAGGGCCTCTTTTGCCAGCTTCAACAACCCGACGCCGCGAATGCCATCCGTGCTCCACGGCGCGCGCAGATGCATAATCTGGCGGGACTCGTAGACGCGCTCGCCACCCTTAAGCGGGTTGTAGCGATAGCTAAGGCTAAAGTCCGAGGCCTGCTCGACCGTCACACGATCAGGATCAAGAGGCCAGAGCGCTTGAGGCCCACGGACGCCCGGGACAATGAATGCAAAGGCATCGCCTTTCAGGAGCGCCCGCCCCTGCATGTAACTCTTGAACTGATAAGGCGTCTGGGCGGTGTTGGGCCGAACGCGCAACAGCCGGTAAACCGGATGATCTTTGGCTTTCTCGATGTCGCCGTTTGCAGCTCGCCGATACAGGTTCAGCGGCAGATGACCTATCGTCGAGGTGGTGACGGTTACCGCGCGATTGAAGGTGGCGTTTGACATTGCCGCCGCTTCGCTCACCGGCTTGCCCGTAGCATTCGAAAGGCCGTTCCGCATGAAGCTGGCCAACTCTTCCGAGGATTCGATCGATGACAGATCGTAGGTCTCGTAAGCCATGACCGGGCTGCGGGCAGGGGCAGACACTGGCGTCGGATCGGCTGAAGCGCCGGATCTGACAAAGGCTGAACCCAGCCAGCTTACAAGGTCTGCCATTAGATTATCAGAAGACCCCGCTCCTCATAAACCGACCGTTGCGACCCGGAGGCCACCGGCCCCAGCTCCAGCATCTGCACCGCGTTGAGCATCGCGATCAGCGGGTCGATCTTGGCGACCCCCGCGCGCTCCTTGGCGATATACAGGTTGCTGCCGCGCAGTTCGGCTTTTGCGTTGGACACACACCAGGTCATCAGGCGGCTGCCACCGTGGCGCAGCATCCCGTCGACCAGCTTGAATTCGACTGTCTTGATGGTGCCGGTCAGGCCGACACCCTGCCGCACCGAGGCGATCGAGCCGCCCTTGCGCGTCACTTCATCGTAAGGCTCAAAGCCCCCGGCGACGAGCGCCTCGAGCAACCCGCCCATGCCCCAGGAGTCGACGCCCAGCGCACCGACCTCGGGCATCTTGCCCGTCGCACGCAGACCGACCACCCGCTCGGCGACAAGATCGACCATCTCCTGCGCCGTATCGGTCAGGGTCAGGTCGCCGTCAGCGGCAAACCCTTCGAGCAGCGAGGCGATATCCTTGCGCCGGTCGAGCACAACGCGCCGGGCATAGGCATGGCCCCAAGCCAGCCAGACACCGGTGCGCGCCTCGCGGCCCGCGACTGCCAGCCCGAACAGATCGTCCGCGCCGCCGTAATCGATCCCGGCGACGATCACTTCGCAGCGCTCGATAAGCTGCTCGAGCGTCAGCCCCGGTTCGGTCGCGGCCTCCCAGTAATCGGCCCCCATCCACCGGTCGCGCCGCAACCGCAGCCCGATCTCGACATTGAGGTTCTTCGCCAGGAAGATCTGCAAGCCCTCCCCGTCGCCGCGCTGCTCTTTAAGCAGCTCGCCTTCGAGGTATTCGGTGGTGACCGACCGCCCCAGATGGGGGTTGGTCACATGAAAATTCGCCGGATCAAGGAACGCCTGCTCCTCGATCATGTCTTCCGGCCACTCGTACAGCACCCCGAGCGTCTCGGGATCTTCGATCTCACCGTCCCGTACATCGCGGAAATAGGCGAGTTCGGTCTTGAACACGCCCGCCGGCGGTTCGTCTGAGTGCGTCGTGACGTACAGAACGAAACCCTCAGGCCGGGCAGCAAGCCCGCCCAGCGCCTCGCGCAGCATCGCCGCCGACTTCGGCTTCTTGCCGAACAGCCAGAGTTCCTCGACCAGCACCATGCCGGCCTTCTTGCCCGAGGCGGTGTCACTGTCCGCCGCGATGATCTTCAGTTCGGCTCCGGTCACCCGGTGCCGGATCACGCGCCGGTTCTCGATGATGTGCAGCAGCTTTGCCAGCTCCGGATCAGCGCGGACCATGCCGCAAGCCGGAGCAAACGAGTTGCCCGCAATCTCGATCGTCGGCGCGAGGATCATCAGCTCGGCATTGTGTCGCCAGTTGATGATCAGCGCGGTGAGCATGACGCCCGCCGCGATCGTCGACTTCCCATTCTTCTTGCTGATCAGCAGCATGAAGCGCCGGATTAACCGCCGCCCCGTCTTCGGATCCTCGGCGCCGAAGATCGCCGCCACCAGATCGATGACCCGTTGATCCACCACCTCGCCGAGCGTCGGCCATGTGCCGTCCCGCTTCTTCGCTAGGTCGGTGACCTGCAGGCTGCAGAATACGCCGAGCGCATCCTTCGCCTTTTCCGGAAACAGCGGCGCCACCGGCACCAGGCTGTCACCGGCCACGATCCGCTCGCGCCAGTCAGGGCAAGCGGTCGACCATTTCATTGATCGCGCCTCAGTTGATCAGCGACGGCGGAGCCTCGCGCGGCGCGAAGTGGCCGGCCACCTTGCTGGCAGCATCACGCTGCTGTTCCTTCTTGCCCTTCGGCGCAGGTTTGTCCGACTGGCGGCGATCCTTGACCACCGCCGCGGCGAACCGCGCGGCCCGGGCATCATCGCACCGGTCGAGCAACAACTTGGTCGCGGCGGTGCGACCGTTCGCCGACTGATCGAACAGCTTGGCGAGCTGGTCGGCCTCAAGCCGATCGAGCAAGGCCTGCCGCTGCTGGACCTCTGAAAAATAATGCTTCCGCAGCGTCGGCTGCGTCACGCCAATCGCAGCAGCAACCGCCTCGACCGTGCGGCCAATGGCGAACAACATACTGACACGCTTAGCTATTTCGGGCGTCCGCACATGCTCGGGCCGCCCGCGCTTGGCCTCGCGGACCAGGACAGGGCAGCCGAACAGATCGACCTCCCCCGAAAATTCCTGATCCATAGAAAAAAATCTCCGAATGAGAGGGGCAGCGGTCAGGGGCCTGATGACCCCCCAGACTTTCGACCACCCCCCCGTCCTTCGCTGCCACCAACCCCCGCCACAACCCGAGCCATCCGCGCCCGCGCCGTCTTGGCGTTATGACATCCCGAGCAGTACCACTTCGCCCCATCGTGCGCGGGGAAGTCCGGCCCGCCATCCCGCCGCTCGACCACATGATCGAGCACCAGCTTGTGCCGAGACCCACAGACCGCGCACCATACGCCGCCCTGCCGCCGCACCGTCTCAGCCTTATGCGCCGAGCGATACGCCCGCCATTCAGCAGACTGGTAGAAGCTTTCCGCTTTCTTCGGCAGCGCCGCCACCCGAGAAGGCGCGCGGCCCATCCGCCCGGGCAATCGCTTGAGAGCCATCACCGGATAGGTCCGCGCAAGTTCATGGAAGCAGAAGCTGCCGCATTTCAGGACCGTCACCAAGGCACGGGGGTAACTTGGCAACGGTCCTGAGCGGCCGCCCGAACGCATGCGTCCAAGCTATTGCCCTGTTACCCCCCGCAGACGGTCCAGCGGAACCACGATATTTACGGTCGAGAGAAATTAGACCGTTGACCGCGCGGCAAGCCCCCATTTTCCGCGCCTTTCAACGGTCGAGAAGATCGGCAAAGGCGACACCCTCGCGCACCAGCAAGGCCCGATAATGCCGCACCGGCACGCCGTTGACCCGGCACACGAGCTTGGCCAGCGCCTCACGATACCGCCGACCAAGGCGCTCGCGACTATGCGGATAGGCAAGGCGCTGGCGGATCACAGGCCAATCGATCGGCTCACCCCGCCACAGATGGAAACTCGCCGCCCAGATGATCCGCGCGTCCGTCACATCAGGGATCAGTTCGAACCATCCACGCAGCTGCTCAAGCCGCGCCACTTCCACCGACCGCAAGGGTGTGCGCGGCGGCAGACTGTCGAGCTTACGCACCAGCAGTTCCTTGCCCGCCTCATTGGTGATCAGCGTCTCCGAGTATTCGCCCGCGATGTCACCCACCTCGCGCTGCGCCAGATGCCACGGCCCATCCTTCGCCCAGGGCGACACCGCCAACGAGCGCCCACCCGAAGGCGCCCGCCACTCAAGATCGCGCAGCTCAGCCAAAGCCTCTTCCATCGCCGCCAACGTCGAAACCCGCATCATCACACCAAACCCTCCACCAATCCGCTTTGCTCCACTTCACATACGCCCAAAAACCAATGCCAATTCATTAGCTTAAGGCTATCTTCTCCACTCATTCTGAAACAAATGGAGGAAAGGAACGAAACATCACACCACCCCCGCACGCCCGCGCCCGCACACACAAGGGGGGCAGAGCGTTTGCTTCCATTTCTCCAGACGCGCAGAAATCCGCCGTTTTCCGGCTCCATTTCACGTTTGAGTGGAGCGAACAGCCCGCGAATGGAGCGAAGTCCGCTATTGTCAGGGGGCCTAATCATCGCCCGGAACCCAGTCTGCACTGTCTCCAGTGGGCCACTGCGAGGGGGCCGGGGGCGGCGTTCCTGCTGCCGCCGCATCGCGCGCGCCCTCATCAGCTGCGGTCCAGTAACC